CTCTGGCTTCTGAAAGTTATACTGTGTAGTGTTAGTTGCCATATTTTAGCTCCAGCGTACATGATTTGGTTGTCTTGAACGGCTTGTGTCTAAGCCTAGCTTACGAGTTCTTAATCTGTCGTGTTTATATTCAGACTCGATGGATGATGCGTTAACTCGTTGCACTGCTGCATTGTACATTTGAGTGAATAACGCCAGTCTTTCGTCATCTTTAAGGTAAATAGCAGCGTGTATTAACGAGCCATATAGGTATACGTCAGGATAATCTGTTAAAAGCCAGTTTGTACTCTCAAGATTGAGCTTCTGCAAATAAGACAGAACAACCTTATCGTCACCACGCGCTTTTGGCTGTGGGAATAATATATACTGCCCTGCGCCTGCATTCACGGAAAACGTGTAATACTGCGGCTCGCCAATTATATTCTCACTGTTCATTTTGCGCTCATCTAGCGCGTTCTGCGACAAATACTCTAGCGGATGAAACTTGGTAAAATTATTAATATCTGGATAATATTGTGCATTTTTTGTTTCTAGCCAGTCAGTAGGCAGCAAGGCAAAGTCATCAGCTACGCTTAACTGCGCTGTTGTTTCCATCTTCCAGTGACGCACATCGCGATTAATCTGACCTTCAGCCATATCAATGAAAGTAGGTATGACAGCTGTAAGGTCATCCCGATTTAAAAAATCTGCAATGCCAGACTGTAATGTTAGTAATGAATCAATTGCCATTATTGCGCTCCAGTTATCATGCGATTATAACAAATTTAGACCTGTCACTCTTGTTTAGTTTTTTTGCGCTTTTTGATTGCCTTTTTAACTGGCTGAGCAGCTGGTGACAATGTTAAGGCTAATAGTCCAGCGTAACCTAGTCGTGGCGTAACCTCTTCCCTAACACCTTCTGGCAGCTTATTGTATTGGTCTCTAACCATTCCCAACTGCTCGCGCAATGTACCGCCAAACATAGGCTGATCGTCTAGCAAGCCCCTGCCGACTTTAACCAGTGTGGGCGCTACCTTATCCATGAATACTTCGCCAGCTTTTGTAAGCGCAGCTTCACCCTTTTCCGTTACTGGGAACATACCGCCTTCTGCTATGTCACCGTAATCAGGATTTATAACACCTGCACCAAAGTTTATAATATCTCTGCCAGTCTGCTCAAGTAGCCCAGCTGTAAGGTCAGGCACTGCCCCTGCGCGCTCTGCTATGTCTTTACGGCTAGCTATGTTTTGCATCAAACCTTTGGTTCTTGCTTCGTTAGCTTGCGCTTTAGGCGATAATAATCCACTTGCAGCTGTTGCACCACCAATAGTCAATCCTGTCTGTGCAAACAATGGCATACCTTTCTTGCGTATATCATCACGCATCTTCTCAGGTATCTTTAGCGTGTAAACATCATCTATATCAGTGTTAACTCTTACGTACTCTAAAGCATCGGAATACGAATCGAAATCTTCAATTGTTGTGCCTTCATCGTTACGCACATAATATGTTCCGTCATCATACGAATCTACGCTGTATTCATATTCGCCAACTTTAATAGGCTTTCGCTCCAACTTAACACCATATTGTTTAGCCCACTTGTTAATGTGGTTGGGCAACGTCTTATCGTAGAATGTTTTTACACCGCCCTCTGCTGACTCGCCATATCTGTTTACCTGCTGCTTACCAGTAGAGAATGAGATACTGTCGTAATCACCCTCAGCCGCTTCTATTAATGAGCGCTTAAATGCTAGGTCATACCAGCTAGACTTGTCATTAGACTTGAATGGCATATCAGGTGCAGCTTTCATGGTAGATAGTTGCTTTGCTTTTAGCCTGTCCCTTATATCAGCCAACCTATCAAACTCTGCATCAACATCCTTGCCAGTGCGCGCCTTGTAATCTTGATTAAACGCATCACGCATCTGCTGCCTTAGCGCTGTAAACTCTTCTTGGTTAGGCTCACCACCATATGTGCGATTGTACAAGTCTGGTGTGTTTTCTTCTGCCCAACCCCTAACTGCTGATACTTTCAACCCGCTTATTGCCTGATTTACTTGCTCAAGCTGGTCTTCTACACCCTTTAGGTCTTGCGCCTTAGCATAGCCAACCTCTTGTCCACGCTGATGCAGGTCTGACTGTATCTCTTCAACCATCAAGGTGCTGCTGCCATCTTCTAGGTCACGGTCAGCGACACGTAGATGTGTCAGTATGTTTTCTTTGTCATCGTAATGCCGATGAATAAATGGCTGGGCTAAATCATTGCGTTCTTTTCTTAACTCCGTTAGTCTCTTATAAGGCTCGTAAAATTCACTGCCCTCATCAAACTCAACAATAGCATCTCTCGCCAAATAACCCTCTGGCGTGCCTATGCCTTTTTCTATTTTATTCTCTAATTTTGTTATCTGGCCTGTTAGCGCCTCATACTTATCTGCTTCAACGCCATCAAGCAGCAATATTTCACGGTAGTTAACATTGTCACCTCCTGTGAGTGTATATGGCGCGTATTGTGCATCATTTATTGTTGTTGGGTTGCGTGCCACAAAATCTTCAGCTTGCTGCTTAGTATGAAATTCCTCTCTATATCCTGTTGGCAAGTGTGCTGTGTAAACATTAAGGTTCTCGTCATGTGTAACGTCACCAAACTCTTTTCTCTGACCTAACGTCTCTTCCCTGATGTTGTACTGTTTTGCAGCTAAGAAGTCCTCAACCTCTTTCCTAGTAATATCTTGTGACCGCTGACGATACTCAAACTCCTGCTTGAAGCCCATTTGCTTTAGCTCATCATCTTTTACGCCAGCCTTGTTAAGCGCTTTCTTCCAGCCTGTGTAAGATGTTGGTGTCTTGCGTGTGACTTCACTCATCGCATCAAGAGCAATCGACTTCAGCATAGATGGCGCTGCATCTGCCTCTTCACTTCCTAACAAGCTCATGGCTGCCGTTCCTAATGTTGCAGCTGTAGGCAGTAAGCCTGACTTAACCTTAAACCCACGATCATCTAAGCTGCGTAAAAGCGCATCATCAATGAGACCGCCATAGTAGTTAACTTCCATAGAGCGTCTAGGCGCTGTCTTCGTGCTAAGAAAGTCTTTACCTTGCGGGTCTTCAACAAATGATCCATCTGCCTTTCTAGCTCTAGCATATCTATTAGGGTTCATATCAAGTGCTGTTACATCAGTGTCTAGTGTCCCCATGTACTTACCAGCTAATGCTGATGGGTATGTAGGATTGCCAGCACCAGCCAAAGCATCCACAGATGTGTCTATTAGACCTACGTTTTTAAAGCCCATTACAGGCTGATTTAACTGGCTTTGGTCTGCAATGGCTATTCGCGTTTGTGGTAATGTTATGCCACCCACATTCCTAAACTTAGTGTCCATGTCGCGCTGTACGATCTTACGTGACTTGTCTGGCAATGCATCGAATTGTGCGCCACTTTCAGGATTATCTATACCTTTCCAGTTAGGTACGTGCAGCTTCATGTAGCCGTCTACTTCATTTTTAAAAGTCTTAGGCATATTCTCTGAAGCGTAACTGAACATTGTCTTGCCAGTCATACCTGCAAAGTCAGAGCCTGTTGGTGACATAGTCCACGGCATCAATACTGGCTGCTTGCCATACTCAGACTCTAGCTCTCTGGCAGCTTGCACCATCTTCGGGACAACACCTTCCCCAGAAGCCCATAGATTAGGGTTCGCTGTGAAGTCTCTCATGAAGTCTTGCCCACCTGTTAGGTTTACAGGATAGGCTAGTGATTTGTCTCCAACACCTACTAATTGACCACCAGCAGCAGTTCTATCAGACATTGTTGTTAAGTAGGGATAGCCTTCTAGCTCAGAAAGGCTAAGTGGCTTCATTGGGATTGTTTCTCTGGCTTGAACGACAGGCGAAGCTAAAGGCGCGTCACTTACACGATTAGGATTTTTGAATCTTGGATCAAACTCTTCTGCTTCAAGTATTCTACCTAGCAACCCTATAACATCGTCTTTTAGCATGAAAACACCCCTGTTAATTAACGGCTGATTATACCACCTTTAAACGATTCCCTGAAGGTTTCGTCTAATAGGCTCGCCCCAGTTGGTTGTCTCCTTGTAACC